GAAGTGTAGGTAATATAGAAATAAAGACTCCTTTTAGATATTCAAATGACTTAATCAGTCCAGATTTTACAACTTCAATAGTTTTATTTATGCCATTTCGAAACGTTTCACTTGTTTTATAAAAATAGATGAAAGCTGCAACTGCTGCTCCTATAACACCTGAAAGTAGTTGAAATACCGTCAGACCAGCTGGAATAATAGCAGATAACAATGCGTAAGCTGTTCCAGATACTCCAAACATGCTGACCATACTACCTAGGGCCGTTATCACTCCATAGATTTTTCCTACAAAACTTATTAATGTACCTAGAGCTAATGCTGTTTTGAAGCCTACACACGCTCCAGTGGCTGCAATAAAAGCTGGAGCTAACAATTCCACAATGTCTAATAGGCCTTTAAAAGCAGAAATCATATCATCAGTATTATCTATCAATATGTCCATTACTTTTGACATTTCTTCAAATGATTCATTAATAATAGATTTCATACTATCAATATTTTGAGCAATCGTTTTACCAGTAAGTTTTTGCACCAGTTCATCAAACTTAGTAATAAGATTAGCTACACCTTTAGAAACAGCATTACTTAGATTTCCGAATGAAGTAGCGATCCCCAGCGAATTCTCCTTTGCCAAGGTTGCCAACATTCCTGTTCCAGTTCCTAGCTCAATCAGTTTATCTTGGAATTGATCAAATGTTACTGTTCCTTCTTTAAGCGCATTATAGAGATCTCTTTGAGCTGATTTCCCAACAAATCCCATTGCTTCAGCTGTTTTTTGCAAAGCAAGGGGCATGGTTTCTTGTAAAGTTTTCCAGCTCTCTAAGTCGACTTGCCCAGTTGAAAGCATCTGGTTATACTGTTGCATACCTCGACTGGCATCTTCTGTTGAAGCGCCAGACGCAAGAAATGCATTGTTTAATGCTAAAACAGTGTCCGTGGATCTATCTAAATCTCCAGTGATTGCTGTCATTTGTTGTGTACTTGCTACAACATCATCTAATTTAGTTGGCAAACCATCAATTCCATCGGATAATTTGTTAATGGATCTCTGAGAGTCCTCTGCACTAAAACCTAAAGCTTTCATTACTTTAGGGAATTTTTGCATAGTATCGAAACGGCTAATTGCGGAATCTAGCGAATTCTTTAAAACATTAAAAGCAGCCGCCGCAACTTTAACGAGGCCTAAGGAAACAACCAAATTTTTAATTGAGGCTCCTGCTTTATTACTCTTACCTTCTAACTGATCAAGACCCTTGTTAAGTATGGTAACGCCTTTGCCATCCACATCAACTTCTATCTCTACTCTTCCATCAGCCATCGTCTTCACCTACCTCCGAATCAGGCAATGCATATTTTTGTTGTAGCTTTCTCATGCGTTCTTTTTCTTTAGCTGATTCTCCTTTGCTCGGTTCCCATGTCCTAATCTGGATGATTCGAGCAAGAATGGTGTCGTCTGGCAAACTCTCAAGCAATGCTTGGAATTCCTCCCACATCATCCGTCCTTGCTCTTCAAATAGATTGATGCCAATTTGTCTGAACGATGCATAGATGTATTTAGCATCATGAACTAGGCTGATGGTCTTTTTTTCTTTAACTGCATTAGGCATAGGATTGCCTAAACGATCAGTTTCAACACCATCACTATCTCCTACAGAAATATAATTTTCTAAAATGTAGTTAAATAATAAAAACTGTTGTTCAGACGAGCCTTGAAAAATTTTTTCAAAGTCACTGATCAACAGTTCTAAACACATATTCACTTTTTCTTCTGGAAATAAATCACTATCTTCCAAAATATCAAAAACATCTAGTACATTATCAAATGTTAAATCGATAGGTAATTCTATACCATCAACCTCTATCGAAGTGACTAACGGGTCATTTAACCGCATTTAATCACCTACTTCTTTTTCTTATTTTTCAATAAATCAGCTTTCTTCTTAGAAAGAGTATCTTTACGTTTCAAAGCTTCTTTTTCAATTGCTTCCGCAACTTCAAAAGAAATCGGATCAAACAAGTCTATTAATTGCTCAACATCACGATAAACAGAATAAATTTTTTCAAATGATCCTTCACCAAGCAACGAATCATATTCTGCTTTAGCTAGATTTTTCGTTAGATCAATAATCTTAATAGCATCTTCTTTTTCTGGTTGTTCGATATTCTTGATCTGTTTAAGTTGTTGCTTAAGTTCCTTAACCTGTTCCTCAAATTCAGCTTGAGTATCAAAAAAACGTGTCAGTTCTTCTGGAGTAGTACCGAAAAAGAACTCTACTTCTCCAATATTGATAGGAAAACCTTTTTTCTCTATTTGAAATGATAATTTGTTAGTCATGTTATCCTCCTAAAAAAGCTGCCCAGACGGACAGCTCGACTTATTTTTTGATTAATACTACTGGTCTGGACCAAGCAGAACCTAAGAATTCACCATCATGCAGATAGCGTGCTTTCTCGATATCATTAGCCCCTTGGCCAACCTCGTTGTAAGTTTGGATGTAGAAACGGATTTCATCGCCAGCTTCTAGATGTGGCATATCTGCTGCTGATAACGTCCAAGAATTTGTTTCCGTATATCCCATTTTGTTGGCATCGTGCGGATCTGTTTGATTTGCATCGGTATAGTGTGGAATATAAGATTTTGCTTTGGGCACTGCATCCCAAGAAAGAGAAACTGACCCATCAGCATTCAAAACCCCAGTTACGTTCTGGGGTGCATTAGGGTGTAACAGGGACATCTTCTCCTTCTGGTGTGCTATCAAATGCGATACCGCATGAGAAATCACCGTATGCAGTAGCATCGCCGACTTGAGCAACTGGCTCTGTTACTGTTGCTTTACCAATACGTTGTTTTTTACCAGATGCAGATACTACTTTGAACCACACTTTCCGAGCATCTCCTGATTTTCCAATCATGCCCTCAATAGCCGCCATCGCAGCATCATCTTCATCGTATAAACCTGTAAATGAATAACCTAACTGATGAGAAGTAACGTCTGTCTCCCCTTCGCCGTTCCCATCATAGTAGCCAGTAGTTTCAGATTCTTCGTTCGAATTATCATCAACGTTGGAAATCCACTTTGCTAACTCCAACCAGCCGTCTTCGCTTGGTGTATCAGCATTAGTAGTTGTAATTAATTGAATAAAATAGCTTTGTAAGGCATTTTTGCGTCTCATTTATTTTCCCCCTCAAATGTGGTTAATTTTGTTTGAAAATCTAATAAAAAAACGAACCAACCTTGTTCATCAGCATCATTGATGAAAGGTTTGCTCGTTATAGTTAAATTGTTAAATTCAAATGATTTATTAGAACTAGTAACATCTTCTACACGTTCTAACATATCTGAGATAAGCCAAAGTGTTTGTTCAACTTTAGAACCGTCTTTTGACTTCATCGCAATTTCAAAATTTAGTTGTACATCTTTAATACCGTCATAGTATTCCACAAGGTTTTGCCCGCCTGGTAATGGATAAATTACTAAGCTTTCTTCAGCAGAAAGATATCCTTTTTTTATTTTTAATGGCAGTTCTGGAATACTATTAATCTTATCTTTTATCCGATCGATAAAATCCATTATTGGATACCAGCTCCTTTCAGATACGCTTTTTTCCAAGAAGGCATATACAGTGATTTTGCTTTAAGATCCCATCTTGGACCTGTTCCTGGAGTAGTATATTTTTTTCCATTTAGATAGAACTGTCTCCTTGCGTATTTCGTTTCATACAGAATAGCGCTGCCGTCACTTTTGATATGCGCACTTTGGCGAAGGATATTATTCTTTTTAGGTACAAATGAGTTCATGTCAGCCATTGCTTGGTTGGCTAATGCGTATCTCCCTCGCTTCATAGCCTGTGGGCTGACTTTAGCTCTAACTCCATCAAGATTAACTTTAATACCCATCAAATCACCTCTAATTCGTATGAATAGATAGCATCTGAATACGCTTCTGTAATCGTATCGATTTTAGTGATGACATGTTCTTTACCATCATAAATAACTAATGATTGTTCTTTGAAATTCGGTAAAGGGATAGTTAAAGTGTTATAACAAAAAATTACTGCATTATAGAGCAACTGCTTGCCACTTGGCGAAAAAGAATACTGACTTCCTCTGTCAATCCGACAATTTTCTATAGTTACATAATCTCCATAAATAGGTTGGTTATAGTCTCCTTCTCCTAAATATTCTCGATAAATAAAAGAATCCACTAGAAATTGTACTGGAGGTTTTGGCATTACCATGATGGCACACCTCGATATAACAAACCCGTTCCTTCTAAATAAATATAGATATCCTCAGCAACAAGTGATTTACTCTCATTTTTTCCTGAAGGATTATATCTACTAGAGTTTGAAATACTCGTTCTACCAGCAGAAAAGCTTTGTGGTGTATTATTGATACTTTCATAAGTATCTGCTCCAACCTCATCGAAATATATAATTTCTGAACATAGAGCTAGCTTAAATTGTTTTACACGAAAACCAATTGGATCTTCCTCAATTTTATTAAATTGATAAAAATAGTTAGTGATGCTATCTAGAACAGCAGTTGCTTTTGACAAATGCTTTTCGAAAGCAGCTTTAAAATCATCTGTTTTTCCAGTAAGATCTTTGAATTCTTCAAATTCAATATAAGGCATATAATATCCCTCCTTATTAAAAGAAGAGGGAGCTATGCCCCTCCTCCTGCTTCTGTTTGGAATGGCAACAGTTTTTTTGACAAATTTTATAAGGTGCAGAACTTCTTTCCGTATGCTATTCCGATTGTCCTTGACAATGAGCCTCCTCGGATGTGACGATCTTCGGCAGGAGCTAACAGTTA